GTGGACCCGGATCGGTTCCTCGCAGAGCGGCAGGGCAACTATCATTACAAGCGGCGCGTGCCGGTTGAAGTGGGTGATCTGGATGTCCGCTTTCCGGTGATTCGCATGTCGCTGAAGACGGATGACCTGGCGCTGGCGCGGCGCAAGCGCGACCATCTTGAGCAAGCCGACAATGCGCTTTGGGCCTCCCTGATCGTCGATGGCGCGAGCGACCCGGCCCGCCGGCGTTATGAGGGTGCGGTGCGCCGGGTCGAGGCGCTGGGCTTTGCCTTTCATTCCGGGCCGGACATCGAGGCCTTGATGAGCCTTGATGATTTGCGCCGGCGGCTGCAGGCGGCGCAGAATGAGCCTTCGGACATTGCCGCCCGTGCCCTGATCGGTGCCGTGTCTGTGCCCAAGACTTCGATCAGCGCGGCATTCACCATCTATTGCGACGAGATCGTCGCTGACGAGCTGACAGGCAAGAGCCAGGCGCAGAAAGACCAGTGGAAGAAGGTCAAGCGCCGCGCGGTGGCCAATTTCATCGAACTGGTAGCCGACAAGCCGATGGATGAAATCACGGTCGATGACGCCAAGAAAATCTATCTGCACTGGTTGGCGCGGATTGCACCGAAGAAAGGCAAGGCGACGGCTTCCGCTTCGTCGGGAAACCGTGACATCGGCAATTTGCGCGTGCTTTACAGTGCCTACTTCAAATACATGGGGCAGAGCCGAAGAGAGAACCCGTTTGACGGGCTTGGCTATTCGACCCGCAAGAAGCGCTCGCGCCCGCCTGTGCCGACCGAATGGATCAGGGACCGGATATTGGCAGATGCCACGTTGCTGGACGGGCTCAATGAAGAGGCGCGGGGTATTCTCCTGATCATCATAGAAACCGGTGCGCGGCCGAGCGAAATCGCCAATTTGCTGCCGTCTTCGTTCCGGATGGCGCACAAGGTGCCGCACATCGCCATCGAGCCGCGCGAGGATCCTGATGATCCGCGCGAGATCAAGACCGAATCATCGCGACGGCTGGTGCCACTGGTCGGGGTGGCACTGGCGGCGGCGCACCGCCATGCGGGCCAAGGCTTCCCGCGCTATCGCGACCGGGAAAATGATCTTTCGGCAACACTGAACAAATTTCTGCGCACCAACGGGCTTTTGCCTGCTGGCGGCCACACGGTTTATTCGCTGCGGCACTCGTTTGAAGACCGGATGAAGGAGGGCGGATTGGAAGACGAGTTGCGCCGCCTGATCATGGGCCACACGGTGGACCGGCCTAAATATGGGCAGGGCGGGTCGCTGGATTGGCGGCGGCGGGAACTTGCCAAGATTGCACTACCGTTTGATCCGCTGTTCGGCGGGCCGCCCGCGCCAGCGCGTCAGCAATGAGCGTGTCGGCTTTTGCCCGCGCGTCTCGCTCGGCCTTGAGGCGGCGGTAGACAGGCAGGCACAGGTCGGCATCAGCGCGGCTGGCGCGAGCCATCAAACCGGCGCAGAAATCCAGATAGCTGTCCAGTTCCTCGATTGTGACGGGCGGCAGATTCAGTGCCGCCCAGTCTTTGCGTGGTTTTTTCATTTCGTTTCGACCGGCTTGCCATCGACGAGTGTGTAGAAAACATCCGGCTTGATTTCGTCGCGACCGGCAATACCTGACCAGACGGCTAGAATTGCGCCTTCATCGTTTCGTTCGACCAGGAACAAGGCACAGCCTGCCGCACCTTTGGCCGTGCCTTTGTATCCCGATGCGGTGGCAGCGCCCCAGCGACCCGATGCGGTGGCAGCGCCCTGTTCGCCCGATGCGGTGGCAGCGCCCCAGTCACCCGATGCGGTGGCAGCGCCCTGATACCCCGATGCGGTGGCAGCGCCTCGCGTTCCAGATGCGGTGGCAGCGCCTCGCGTTCCAGATGCGGTGGCAGCGCCCCAGAGACCCGATGCGGTGGCAGCGCCTCGCGTTCCAGATGCGGTGGCAGCGCCTCGCGTTCCAGATGCGGTGGCAGCGCCCTGATACCCCGATGCGGTGGCAGCGCCCCAGAGACCCGATGCGGTGGCAGCGCCTCGCGTTCCAGATGCGGTGGCAGCGCCTCGCCTTCCAGATGCGGTGGCAGCGCCTCGCGTTCCAGATGCGGTGGCAGCGCCTCGCGTTCCAGATGCGGTGGCAGCGCCCTTTTCGCCCGATGCGGTGGCAGCGCCCTGTTCGCCCGATGCGGTGGCAGCGCCCCAGAGACCCGGTGCGGTGGCAGCGCCTCGCGTTCCAGATGCGGTGGCAGCGCCCTGGCAGCCTGATGCGGTGGCAGCGCCCTGCCAGCCCGATGCGGTGGCAGCGCCCTGGCAGCCTGATGCGGTGGCAGCGCCCTGGCAGCCTGATGCGGTGGCAGCGCCCCAGTCACCCGATGCGGTGGCAGCGCCCTGTTCGCCCGATGCGGTGGCAGCGCCTCGCGTTCCAGATGCGGTGGCAGCGCCTCGCGTTCCAGATGCGGTGGCAGCGCCCTGGCAGCCTGATGCGGTGGCAGCGCCTCGCGTTCCAGATGCGGTGGCAGCGCCCTGATACCCCGATGCGGTGGCAGCGCCTCCGATATCCGGGCTTTTGGCGCCTTCCTTCTCGCCGGTTGCCAATGTGCCGTCCACCCATTTGACCCGTTCGGTGACATAGCGGATCGCTGCGGCGATGATATCCGGCAATTTCAGTTCGGCCTTGATGGTGATCTCTGCGGCCGCAATTTTGGTATCGCTGTTCTTTTCCCGGTCGATTGCCCCGCCAAGTTCGACGATAGCGAAGCGGCTTGTCGCTGGCGCATAGTAGCCAAACACATTGAGCGGATGCTCGCAGGCATGAAACCCGGATTCGCAGGCCTTGACCTTGCCTTCGATTGTATAGGTCTTGCCGACCTCATATTGAAAGGTCTTGCCGTCCGGCGTGCCGGAAAAATCCTTGTTGAAGCCTTTGTAGGCGATGATCTTTGCCGGGGCTTCAGCCGTTGTTTCGGGTGCGGTTTTTGACTTCTTGGCCATGATCAATCCTTCCAGCGACAGGGTTTGCCGGGTGCCGCCCTGAAAAAGGCAATGATCAACCGGTGAAGAGCGGGGGCGTGTTCTGGCAGCAGGGCATGGCCGGTGCCGAGGCCGTCAAGCGGGGCATAAACCGTGCGGCCCTCAGTCAGAGCTTTGGCCACAAGAGCAAGGTCGCCACTGACGGCACCAAGCGCGGCTGGGTCATCGGTCCGGTAATATCTGCCGGGCGTGTAGAGCGTTGCCACGCCAAGCGCATTCGGCTCGCCGCGACAGGCCGCTGCCTGCCCACCGAAGCCGACCCGGGCGATATTGTCACCGAAGACGAAGCGGGCTTCAGGTTCGGCCCGCCGGCGTTCGCGGGTGTACCAATCGAGATATTCAACAGGCATGTGTGGTCACCTCTTCACAAACAGGCCGGTTGGCCAGATCGAGCAGCACATCGGCGTGGCAGGGCTGGCCCTGTTTGCACCAGCAGGCGAGGTTCTTGCCGCGCAGCTCGGGCAGGCGGGTGCGGATGGTTTGGCGCCTCGCCTCATAGTGGTCGGCGCCGCAGGCCCACGGATTCCCCGCAAGCCAATCGCTGAAGGCATTGACCATGGTGCGCGCGTCACGCGGCCAGTCTTTCAGGTTGGCGGCAAAGGCGGTAGCCTCGCTGGATGTTTTGGGCGTCATCATGCAACTCCTGTGCGGCAAAAACGGGCGAGGTCCGGCGCGATGCTGCTGGCGAGATAGCGCTCCAGCGCCTCATCGTTGCGCTTTTCGAGCCGGGCCGCGTGGGCTTCCGCCTCGCGCGCCAGCCAGCGCAGATTGTCTTCGCTGAACCAGTCGGGCTGCTGTTCATTTTGATTTGGGCGGGCGCGGGTCATGCCATCCCCAGTGCGTTCATGTAGAGTTCGAGGATTGCTTACTCTTCCTGACACTCGGCCTGATCCTTCTTGCGAAGGTGGATGATCTGGCGGACGGCTTTCACATCAAAGCCCGTGCCCTTCAATTCGGCGAACACTTCCTTGATGTCGTCGGCTATCGCTTGCTTGTCTTCTGCGAGCCGCTCGATGCGTTCAATGAAGGCGCGCAACTTGCCTGCGGCAACGGTCTGCCTGCGCGTTTCACCAGTTTCCTCGGGATCAAACATCGGTGAGGCTGGCTTCAATCCGCCTGTTGCGGTCTTCGCAGCAGCCTTTGAGGCGTTCTTTGACTTTGCACCCTGAAACGGTGCTGGGTTGTATGTGTCATAATGTTGCGCTGCGGCCATCACACCCGCTCCCCGTAAAGGGCGAGCACAAGGCGGTCGCCAATTTCGAGGCTGTCGCAGAAGATACCGACGCCGAGCATGGTGCCGATCAGGATCGAGCCGACGCAGATGCCTGCCATGACCAGATGTTTGCGCGCCTCGCGCCTGCGCCATTGATCGTTGTCTGCCCCGCCCTTAAGCGGCAAGCCGCTGGCGGGGACCCCGTCTGCCCCTTCCTTAAGCGGAAACCCGCTGGCGGGGACCCCGAGCGACTTCTGCAACTGTGCATCGAACGGATGTTCGCCGAGCGGGGTGTCGTGGAAATAGTCGTGATGGTATGGGTTGGTCATGGTTCACGCCCCTTCCAGAAGGCCGATGATGACCGCACCCTTGAGGCTGGCGGTGTCAACGACGCCACGCGAGCCGATGGTGATGCCCAAATCCATGATGGTCGGCGTGACGATGACGCTGATGCTGGTCTTGGCATCATCACAACGCACTTCGGCCAGCCAGCGCGGCGCGGTCTTGGACAGTTTGTCGGGGTTGTAGAAATCCTTGGCCGAGACAGTGAAGCGGGTCAGGGAGATTATGGTGGCTTGCTTGTGACGTGACATGGTTGGCTCCGGCGGTTATTGAGCCGAACCATATGCGGTTACAAAACCGCCGTCAATAGGATTGCGGTAAAGAAACCGCTTGCGGGTTTGTTATGGTCAATGGAGTATGAATGCAACTTGCCTTGGGGGTTGCGAATGCGGCGTGTAGCGGAGGCGGCAATTCTGCTTGTGATCGTATGTTTTCCGGCTGCGCCGCTTTACGCGCAGGACGCCAGCATGATGCCTTTGTATGACATGGAGGCGCAATGTATTGGGATGGCGGCGGACGAAGGCGGCTACTCCGCCTTGGCCTATCAGGATTGCATGGAGGCAAACATTGCGTTGAGGGCGGAAGCGGCAACACTATGGCCCGATGCTCCGCCGCAGACACAGAGGCATTGCAGTGCCGCTGCAGCCCAGCTGGGCCGGAGTCATGCTGTTTTGGCGCGCTGTCTCAAATCGTGGAAGAACCTCAACGCCAATCCGGTTGGCAATCCTGAAGAGTAGGGGCGATGCGACGCTGGGACGGTGATGGCGAATTTGATTGCGACATTGTCGGCGAAAGTTTTTACCAGTCCGCGCTGGAACAATTGGCGGGCGGGCGCAGCGGCGAATCAGTGGAAATCGAATGCGAGGCGGTGCTGCGGCCGGACAATCAAAACTCCCACGATGCAAATGCTGTGGCTGTCGAGATCGGCGGCGCGGTTGTCGGGCACCTCAGCCGTGACAGTGCGGCAGCCTACCGCAGGCTGTTGCGGACCATGGGCATGGACGATGAGGCCATCGCCTGCGATGCGTTGATCATTGGCGGATGGCAGCGGCGCGGCGGCAGCGGCCATTTTGGCGTCAAGCTTGATTTCAATGGAGAATTGGAAGGTGGCTGGCAACCGGCGCACCGTCCGTCACGCTGGAATGATGGCCACGAGGCGGACAATCCGCCGCCAATGACAGATGATGAGCATGCTGCGGGGCAGTGGATTGCGGCGCTGTTGGTTTGTTTTCTGGCGGTTGTCGTTTTTCTTGCAACGCGTCCATAGAATGCCACCGGTTCAAACCCCCAGCAACTCATTGACCGTCAGCACGCGGTGGACCGCCACCACAAACTTGCGGTCAAAATTCATGTTGCTTGGCGGATTGTACTGTTCAACCAGCACCTGCTTTTCGGTTTCGCCGCGATAGCGCTTGATCCATGTCTCGGTTTCGGCTGTGGCATAGCGGCGAACCTGGATGACGGCATGGTCGCCGGGGCGCACGGGGCGGTGCGGATGGATGAAAATGAAATCACCGGCAAAATAGCGCGGTTGCATCGATGAGCCGGTGACCATCAGCGCATAGGCATCACGTACCCGTGTCAGCGCCGGAGGGCAGGGGGCAAATTCAATCGGTTCGGATGTCATCACCGTGTGCCCGGCGAGTGAACCGGCGGCGAGTCCGTAAACCGGAAGCGAGCGCTCCAGCGCCGGTTCGGCATCCTCCTCGCCGGTGAGCAGCCATGACGGCGATGATTGCAACACTTTGGCGAGCGCGATGATCGTGCGTGTCGATACGCCCTTTTCGGTGCCTGTGGCGGCATTGCGCTGAATGTTGCGAATGGCATCCTTTGACATTCCGGATAGGCGTGATGCCTCGGATGCAGACATGCCGAGATCTGTCAGCCGTGTTTCGATGCGTGTGACGATGTCTTTGATCATGCTGACAATTTTCGCGGTTTTTACACCGTTTTTCGAGCGGTTAGAAAACTGTTGACATGAGCGGTAATTAAACCGCATAAAATGGCCATGATCGACATCACCGCACTCCTGACCTTGAGCGATGCCTACCAGGCGGCGACCGGTGTTCCGGAAACGACCGTCAGCCATCGTTTGTTCAATGACACCAAGAAGCTGGCGCTGATGCGCGTCGGCGCGGACATCACGGTCGGGCGCTTCAATCATGCGCTGCTGTGGTTTTCCGCCAACTGGCCGGAAGGCTGTGACTGGCCCGATGGCGTGGCGCGACCGGAGCCTGCTGTACAAAGCCCGGAGGCGGCGGAATGATCAAGCGCACGACGATACCGGCCACTGCCGATGAATTTGTCGAGCAGCAGAACAAGATACGCACCGTCATGGGCATCAAGAAACCCTATGCGCCTGAAGGCCAGCCCGTGACTGTGCCCGCCGCGCCGCAATGGGATGGCAAGTTCGGCATCGGCTTCTGGCGGATGCGCAACGGGCAGAAGGCGTCGGTAGTTGAGGATGTAATAATCAGCGGTGAGCTTACTGGCATCTTTCATAAAGGTAACGGCAGGTACCAATTGGCGTCGTGGACCTACTCCGGCAAATATCTTGGCCAAGTGCCGCAAGTGCCGCATGACCATGACCTGATCGCACCATGGGTTGAGCCGGTTGCGGATGGCATGGTGACAGTGCCGGGCGTGATTGATGCTGCCGGACATGCCGCGCTTGCCGGAATCGATTGGGCGAAGCCGGGCACGGATAGAACCGGCTTTGCCGTGGTCATGCCTTCGCAGCCCGATCTTGAACGGCAGATTTTTGACACTTTGCCGGAGATGGCGGCCTGTCTTTTCCGGCTGATCATCGCCCATGACGGTTCGCTTGGCGAAGCGCTTTCACGCGCCATCGTTGCCCGCGCCGAACAGGTGGGACTGCCGGCATTGGTGAATGTTTCGCCTCCATCCATGAGGCCAAAGGAATGATTGCTGCGCACCCCGTAAAGGCAATGGTGCCTTCCCCGCGTGGCAATCTGCCTGCCACGTCCTTGTTGCCGCCGAGCCAAGACGTGGAATTTGCCGGAACCGTTCGTTGCCGGAAAGCGATGACGGTTCCGGCCTTATTGGTTTCTGCCCCGCCCTTAAGCTTCTCGACGGCTGGATTCGCCGTCTCGGCGCTGGCGGGGACCCCTGAACTGCCGGGCCTTTCGATATCCTCCTCCCATTGGGGGTCCGGCACAGGGATGGTTGCGGGGCGCAACGCGGCCATCCCGGCTTTTTCGACGCAGGCGGCGTGCAAGGCGGCCTGCCAATCAGTTGCGTGTGTTGCATGTGTGAGTAAAGCGTATGGGTTCACAGTTTCCTCTTTCCCCGACCGTTGCGGCCCATGTGCCGGGCGGCACGGCGGGGACTTCCTTTCGTGGCTCAACAACCATGAAAGGATTTCCCATGTCTTCGGCAAAATTCCCCAAAGGCGGGGATGTTGCATCTGCCCCGCCCTTAAGCGGCAAGCCGCTGGCGGGGACCCCGTTATGCCTGCGCTCGCTTGTTGCCTATCTGCGCGCCGCGTTTCCGCACTCGACCGCCAAGCAGGCCGGATATCTGATCGGCGCGCCGGCCAAGACGGTCGAAAAATGGCTGGCGGGCGAATGCGCGCCATCGGCCATGCATCTTTCGGCCATGATTGCCGTTTTCGGCCCGCCATTCATCGCCGCCGCGATGCCGCGCGCCGCATGGGCACGGGAGGCCGTGCATGATGCCGCCGTCATCGACGCCGCCAACCGGCTCACTGAAGCCATCCGGCAAAGACTTGTGGCTTGATCGTGCTGGCGGGGACCCCGAGCCATCCGGAGCCGTTTGCAAACCACGCATCCGCAAGCCGCGCCCGCTGCCCGTCACGGCGCTGCAAGGGGTCGCGATTTTCGCGCTGTGGCAGATCGGGCGCTTCAGCACGCATGAGATTGCCCATGTGGTGAAGCGGCGCGAAAGCGAGATTGCCAATCTTCTGGGCAAGATCATCGACGGCAAGGCAAGGCCGGTTTTAACCGTGATTGCGGGGGGCAAGTGACCATGCCGTCGCCGAAATCCTGCCAGGGCTACCGGTCGATGAGCGATGGCATGCTCGACCTCTTGTCGCGCTCGTTTTCGACGGCGCAGGCGGCGTCGAAACTGGGAATCAGCGGCGACCAGGCCGAGGATGCGCGCTCGCATCTGGTGCGCACCGGGCGGCTGCCGCGCGCCAAAGGCAGGGGCCGCCCCGCCAAGGGCCGTGGCGGCGTGATTTTCATTGCCGTGCCCGAGCGCATTGCCAAGGCGCTGGATGGCAAGGCGGCGCGGCTTCTGGAGATTCTGGCCACCGAGCCGGTGCTGGTGAAAAACCTGTTGGAGGATGCGTGATGGGGCAGGGTTGGAGCGAGGCCGAGGATGATGTGATCCGCGCCATGACGGCCGATGGCAAGGGCGTGAAGGCCATGGCTGCCGCGCTGCCGGGGCGCAGCCGCAACGGCATCATCGGGCGGGCGCACCGGCTTGGCGTCGGCCTTGGCGCGGCGCTGACCGCACGGCAGGCCAAGCAGCGCGAAGAGGCGGCAAAGCTTTGGGCCGAAGGCATCGGCATTGCGGTGATGGCCGAAATTCTCGGCGTTTCCGGCACCACGATCAGTTCGATGCCCAAAGACAACCGCGACCTGTTTCCGGCGCGCCCGCGCGGCAATCAGGCCGGATCGGTGATCGGCGGCAAGCCGTGGACCGAAGCGGAACTGGCCCGCGTGAAAGACATGGATGCGGCGGGCAAAAGCGCCGCCGAAATTGCCGCCGCGCTTGGCGGGCGGACGCGCAATGCGGTGCTGGGGCTGCTGAACCGGACGAAAATCGGCGGCGGGCGGCTGCGGCGGGCACCTTCAAAACCGCGCCAGCCGCGCCCGCCGCGCGAAAAGACAATCCGCGTTGCGGTGCGCGACAGCGGCAAGATCAATGCCTCGGGATTTCAGCTTTCGGGATGTGAAGCGTTTTCTGCCCCGCCCTTAAGCGGCAAGCCGCTGGCGGGGACCCCGCTTGCCGGCAAGGCGCTGATGGATCTCGAGTGGAATGATTGCCGCTGGCCGGTCAATGCGGCGAAATTCGAGTGCAATGCGGCCGGGGTTTACCGGCTGTTGCCGGGCGAGCAGCACCTGTTCTGCGGGGCAAAGGCGCTGGCTGGCAAGCCCTATTGCGCGGCGCACCATCCCTACAGTTTCGCCGTGGCGGCAGCGCCGACGATTGCGCGGCCGTTCGGGGTGCGCGGCAAGGGGAAGCTTCTAACCAAGGAGCAGGCGTTTCACCGGCTCTATGGCGACAAGCCGGAAGCGGCCCCGAACGACAAAATCCTTGACGTGATGATTTCGCATATCCGCAAGAAGCTTGAAGGCATGCCGGTCAGCATCGATACAGTTTGGGGCGAAGGCTGGAAACTGGATGGCGAGGCTGATCTGCTGCTGGAAGGGGCGGCGGCATGAACGAAAGCCAGACCGCCCTCGTTTCGCATGACGCCAGTGATCTGCCTGCGGTGATTGAGCGGGCGCGGGCATTGTTTTCGCGCGGGGATGTGCTGGCCGCGCGTGAACTGGCGAGCGGCGCGTATGATGCGGCCAAGCTTGCCGGGCGGCTGGCGGTTTCTGAAAAGCTGCTGACCAAGGCGAGGGCGTTGCAGGGCGATGCGCTGCTGATCGAAGTGCGGGCCAAGGTGCGGATCGCCGACGAATATGACGCGGCGCAGGAGGCGGGTGTCGCTTCCAAGGGGCGGCCGAAAACCATTCCCGGCGGGAAGACTTTCACGCTGGACGAGGCCGGACTTTCGGCCAAGCAGATCCATGAGGCGCGGGCCTTGCGCGATGCGGAACGGCGCGAGCCGGGCATTGCCGAGCGGGCCATCGCGGCGCGTCTGGCGGCGGGTTTCGAGCCGACACGGGCGGCGGTGCGGGGCATCGGCACCAGGTCTGCTTCTAAAGATGAGCGCGGCGATGATTTTTACCAGACGCCGCGCGAGGCGATCCATGCGCTGCTTTGCCTTGAGCGGTTCGGCGAACTGATCTGGGAGCCGTCTTGCGGCCACGGCGCGATTTCCAAGCCAATGGAAGCGGCGGGCTATGAGGTGTTTATCTCCGATCTGGTCGACCGCGCTTGCGCCAATGAGTTTGGCGAATTGCAGGCTACTGGCGATTTCCTGAAGACAGATTGGGCATTTCACGGCCTCGGGCCGGAAGCGCTCGACCCGGCGACCGACATGCCGCTGAACCGGGCGGAACATGAGATCGACATTGTGACCAATCCGCCGTTCGGGCTGGTCAATGACTACATTCACCATGCGCTGACCGTGTTTCGCCCGCGCAAGATGGCGATGCTTTTGAACCTCAATGCGCTGTGCGGCGCAGGTGACGAAAAGCGCAATTTCTGGATGGAAACCTGGCCGCCCGCGCGCGTCCTCGTCTTCTCGCGCCGCCTGCCGATGATGCATCGCGAAGGGTATGACGGGCCGGTGTCGGGTTCGCAGATGAATTGCGCATGGTTTGTGTGGGTTCGACAGCCGGTCGCCGGAGGCGATGCGGACCATGCGTCCGCAAGTGCTGGCGAAGCGGGGACGCTGCCGCAGGCAGCGGGGACCACGCCGGGGCTTTACGGGAACCAAACCATTCTGCAGCGGGTCGACTGGAAGGCATTGGCCGATCAGCCTGTGCTAGGGCCGGAAGGGGCAGAAATATGACCCGTCCAACCCGACCCGTTTTGCGCTGGCACGGCGGCAAGTGGAACCTTGCGCCATGGATCATCAGCCATTTTTCGGCGCACAAGGTCTATGTCGAACCGTTCGGCGGGGCTGGCTCGGTGCTGATGCGCAAGAGGCGCGCCTATGCCGAAATCTGGAATGATCTGGATGGCCATGTCGTCAACCTGTTTCAGGTGCTGCGCAGCCATCGCGCGGGCGAACTGGTCGAGCAATTGCGGTTAACGCCATTTGCCCGCGATGAATTTGACCTTGCCTATCAGCCTTACGAAGACCCGGTCGAGCGGGCGCGGCGGTTGGTGGTGCGCTCTTTCATGGGGCACGGCTCAAACAGCCATAGCCGGGTAACCGGGTTCCGGTCCAATTCCAGCAGGTCCGGCACGACGCCGGCGCTTGGCTCGGTCTGGATTGCGACTGACAATGGACGCATTGAAGTGGCCGGGCATGATTTTGGCCTGTTTGCGGCCATTCATCACCGGCATTGGGAAAGCGAGGAAATCCAGCTTTGGTCGCTTTCCCATCTGCCGACCGGCTACGACATGATGCCACCGGACTCATGGTTTACCAATGCAGAAGACATTGCTGCCTGCATTCCGGATTTGCTGTCGCTCGACCTTCCATGGGGCGCAGTCAATCCGAAGACAATGACCGACGCGGTCGGATCGGTCGGCACTGCTGCCAAGTTGATAAGACCAATTTTCGAGCGGCATGGCATCGTATATGCGGAGGCGCGGTAATGACCGGCCTGCAGAACTGGCACTCGCCTTCCCTTGCCGATTTTGACTGGCGGCGGTTTGCCCGCGATGTGCGTCATGGTGCCCAGGTTTCGGGGCAGGCGTTCCGGCCTTTGGCGCGGCAGATCGGCGTGACGCTGACCGATCTTTCGCGCGCGGCGGGTGGGCAGATGGTCGGCCCGGCCAAGGTGATCGCGCTGTGCAACGCCTTCGGGCGCGACCTGATGGGCTACTATGTCGCGCCAGATCATTCAAAGTTAAATGCCAATGAAATCAATGTGTTTCGTGTGGTGAAACGTGAAACATCGCAGGAGGCTACGCTGTGAAGGGCTTGTCGAAAGCATTTGGCGATGCCGCATTTTGTTCAATCATGCTGGTGATTTTCATTCTGGGATTGAACTGGATTGCTGATGGCGTTTGGCGTTTGAGCGACGGGCAGGTGCAGTATGTGATTGGCATTTTTATCGGCCTGTTCATCGGCTTTCGCGACCGGGAAAATGTGCGCCATGAGTGATGCGGTGCGGCTGAAAAACCTGCGGCTGTTGCTGGAATGTGCCGACATGGCCGATGCCATGATGGCCGGAGAGCCGGAAGGAATGGCGCTGGCGATCAAGCGCGAAGACGGGCGCATGGTGAGCATCGCCCGGTTCACCAAGGCTGCCAGCGCGACCGACATGGAGCTTGCCGCCACTGCGGTCTCGGCATTGCCGTTCCTGATCGGGCTGGTGGACCGGGCGGCGGATGCGGTGCGGGATCTGAAGCGGCAACTGCCTGAACCGGCGCCACGCGAGCCGGACGGCGAACCGAAGAATTTTGCGGCAGAGGCGGCGATCAAATGCACCGAACCGGCGTTCAAGCGGTTTCTGATGGAGTGCCACGGGCTTGCAAGCCCGGCGAGCGACGAGGCGGCGGCGGGCAAGCTGCGGCACATCCTTGGCATCACCTCGCGGGCCGAACTCAACAATGACGCCTTGGCGGCGGCGCGGTGGAAAGACCTGCGCGGCGCGTTTGCGGCATGGAGGAAAAATTGAGCATCGAGGTGATGACCGCTGTGTGGAAACATGCGCCGGTGCAATCGGGCGAACTCCTGATCCTGCTCGCCCTGGCGGACTATGCCGACGAGGATGGCGGGTCGTTTCCGGCGGTCGCGACGCTGGCGAAAAAGGCGCGGATGAGCGAGCGCAACGTGCAGCGCTGCCTGCAATCGCTTGAAGAAGAGCGGCTGATCCGCATCTTGAAAAACGAGGGTCCAAAGGGTTGCAACCGCTATTTTGTGCTGGTTGAAAATCTTGCCCGAAAGCCTGCCAATCCGCTTGTCGATCCGGGTGGTTCGCATCAGGCGGGTGACAATATGTCACCCCCGACAAATCCGGCAGAGGGGGTGACATATTCGACATCAGGGGGTGACGCCCACGTCACCCAAACCGTCATAGAACCATCACAGATTCCGTCATTGGAGAGAGAGGGCGCGGGCGCGGGCGGGCAAGAGGGGGAACATCCGGAACCGGTTGCGGCGAACGAGGCGCCGGAAGCGCTGGAGCGGCGGTTCTGGGCTTTCGTCAAGGACTGGCCCGGCTTTGCCGGCATGCCGAAAGAGGCGGCAAAGCGGGCCTGGATCAAAGCTTCGGCGGCTGACCGGCGCGAAGCCGAGGCCAAGCGCGACGGCTGGCTGGCGCTGCTCAAGCGGCAGGGCAAGAGCCATGTTCCGGCGCCTTCGACCATGCTTTCCGAGCGGCTGTTTGCCGAGGTGCCATGGCCCGGAGAGACGGCGGCAGCGCCGCGCCTGGCAGAACCGCCATTCGGGCCGGCATGGTGCGCCGAGCGGATCGCACGGCTCGTGGCGCACCGGCCCGTGGTCAGCCTTACGGCGCTGGACCGGCACATGATCGCCGATGGCAAGATCGATGCCGAGGCGGCGCTGCGCGAGAAAGCGCTGAAGGCACGGGCGCAGATCATCGGTTTCATGGATGACCAGGCGCGGCAGTTCAAGGGCGTATCGGTTGCGCCGGAAGCGCTGGAAGCCGGGCGCTTCTATCGGGCGGTTTCGGCTGGCTCTGACCTGTGGCAGCGCTGGCGGGCGCGGTTTGCCGCGCTTGGCTGGCCATGGCTGCCCGACATGGGACGGCACCCGACAGCCTATTTCCCGGCCTGCGAGCCGGAAGGGTTTGACATTCACGCGGCCCCCGCCAGCGGCTTGCCGCTTAAGGGCGGGGCAGATGAACCAGTCCCCGCCAGCGGCTTGCCGCTTAAGGGCGGGGCAGATGAACCAGTCCCCGCCAGCGGCTTGCCGCTTAAGGGCGGGGCAGACAACCAGGGGAGAGCGGCTTGATGGACTGGTATGTGGCGGTGACAAAGGCGAATGCCGAGGCGCGGGCTTGCGTTGCTTTGACCGGGGCAGGGGTCAACTTCTTTTTGCCGACAATGCGAATCTTCACATTTGATTCGCGCCGGCATGTGACCAAAACCATCGTCAAGCCGCTGTTTACGCGCTACGTCTTTGTCGAGGGACCGTGTTTTCACACGTTGCACGGTATTGACGAGATCATTGCCATGATCGGTGTTGCGGGCGTTCCGCTGCCGGTCAGGGAGGCGGATGTGATGGCATGGAAGGCGGATTGCGCGGCTGGCAGGTTTGACAAAAACCCTATCAATCCCAAACAGTTGAAGCCGGGAATGAAGGTGCGCATGCAGGCCGGTGCGCTGTCCGGCTATTATGGCATGGTGGTCGATCCTGCGGGGCGCAAGACGGTCAAGGTGCTGGCGGAACTGTTCGGCACGAATGTGCATGTGAGCGTGCCTGTTGACTCTTTGGAAATGGTCGCATAGCGAATCCGTTCAGGATGAACTGCGTGAGCAGCGAGAGGACGCCATCTTCCCCTTGTCAGTGGCTTGCCGCTTTAAGGACAAGGCATGGAGGTGGCGGGTTGTCTCCGGCGCGGACCCTGCCCTGAACCCGGTTTGGACCGGATGCGATTCAGGGCCAGTGCGCAAGCCATGACCAATTGACAGCACAGTGAAACTCAAAGCGATAGGCTCGGGCCTCATGCCCGTGGCGCCGCGTCTCGGCGTGGCGCAAGGTGATAATGTTGCTGGCAACCGGATGCGCACTGTCATGCAGCCGTGGCGCAAATGGTATTCCACGGCGGCGTGGCGCAGCCTTCGCATCGAGACATTCAAGCGCGACGGCTTCACGTGTCAGATGGAAGGGTGCGGGCGGATCGAAGGCCGGTCGCACATGTTGGTGTGTGACCATCGCGAGCCGCATCGTGGAGACAAGCAGTTGTTCTGGGATCGCGAGAACCTGCAGACATTGTGCAAGCCATGCCACGACAGCCGCAAGCAAAAGCTGGAGCGTGGCGGTGCGCGGTGGTGACTGTTTTGCGCGGTTGGGGGGGGAGGTCAAAACTCTACAGACCCAAACCCCCGCAAACCCGCGTGTTTATCATTCAGGGATTTTTTTGTGTGGCGGGTGAATTTTGAGCGGCAGTATGGCGGATTTTGATTTGTTCGGGGAACCGGTCGCGCGCGGGCATGGCCGCCGGGGCAGGCCGGAGCATGTCGCGACGCGGGAAAACTGCAATAAAATCGTGCTTTTGCTGGCACAGGACTGGCCGCTTGAGCGGGTAGCGAATGCGCTGCGCATCACGTTGCCGACACTGCGCAAGCATTATTTTTCAGTGCTGAAGGAACGAGACATTGCGCGCGACCGGGTCGAGGCAAGGCACATCGATTTGCTCTGGTGCCAGTGCGAGCAAGGCAATGTGGCGGCGCTGAAAGCATTTCGCGACCTGATGGACCGGACAGAACGGGCAAGCGCCGCGGCGAAATTCATGGATGCTGACGATGACCAGCCGAGACAGCGCAAGCATCAGCTCGGCAAGAAGGAAGTGGCGGCGCGCGAGGCGCAGAGAGCTGGTGTCGATTCCGTCTGGGGTGATGACCTGATCGCCGGGACTGCCGGAGTGCGGATCAACTGATGCAAGGCATGGCACTGCCGCTTGCCCTTGCCGTACCGCATGTCAATCCCTGGCGGACAGCCATGCCGGACTGGCGCGAGCGGATCATGGCGGGAAAGCCGTTGGTGCCTGGCCTGCCGCTGTTCGATGAATCGGCACAACGGGCGTTGCGTGTGTTCAAGCGCTTGCGAATCCCGGACCTGATCGGGACGCCGACAATGGCCCAGGCCTGCAGGCCCTGGTATCTGGCCATCGTCGAAGCGCTGTTCGGGTCCTACGATCCGCAGACAAAACGGCGGATGCTGCAGGAAGCTTTCCTGCTGATCCCGAAGAAGAACTCGAAAAGTTCCTATGGCGGTGCGCTGATGCTGACGGCCGTGATCGTCAATGAGCGGCCCGAAGCGGAATTCAACCTGATCGCGCCAACAATCGAGATCGCGAACATTGCGTTCAAGCAGGCCAAGGGCACGATCAAGCTGGACCCGGAACTCGACAAAATTTTCCAGATTCGGGACCATATGAAAACCATCGAGCACAGGCTTTCCGGCGCAAAGCTGATGATCAAGGCGGCGGACACGGATGTGATTACCGGCTCAAAATCTGTCGGCACGCTGATCGATGAAACCCATGTGTTTGCCAAACGTGCCAATGCAGCGGACTTGTTTATCGAAATTCGTGGTGCGCTCGCTTCGCGGACAGACGGGTTTTTGATGCAGACGACGACGCAGAGCAAGGACCCGCCGCATGGCGTGTTCAGGGCGGAACTCGACATGGCCCGCATGGTGCGGGACGGAGAAATAGACCTTCCGATGCTGCCAGTGCTGTATGAATATCCGGAGCGCGTCCTGGCTGATGATGGCTGGAAAAACCCGGAATTCTGGCATGTGGTCAATCCGAACCTGAACCGTTCGGTTGACGAGGCGTTCCTGAAGCGCGAACTGATGAAGGCCGAACAGCAAGGCAAGGATCAAATGATCCTGATCGCCTCACAGCATTTCAATGTCGAGATCGGCCAAAGATTGCGCAACAATGGCTGGGCCGGTGGGCGCTATTGGCAGGTTGCCCAGTATTCTGAACCGCTGACACTGGATGACCTCATCCGGCTTTGCGATGTGATCGTGGCCGGGGTCGATGGCGGCGGGCTTGACGATCTGCTTGGTGTCGCCTTTGCCGGACGGCATGCGGTAACGAAAGAATGGCTTTTCGTGTTTCGTGCCTGGGCGCAGCCGAGCGTTCTCGAACAGCGCAAGGATATCGTGGCAAACCTGCGCGACTTCGAAAAGGAAGGGACGCTCGTCATCTGCGGCGAGGATGATCCGACGCAGGATGTGCGCGAAGTCGCGGACATGATGGAAAAGGTCTGGAAGGCCAAACTGTTTCCGAAAAAGGCGGCAATCGGTCTTGACCCTGTCGGCGTGGCGGCGATCACCGACGAGATCGCGGGCCGTGGCATTGGTGGCGATGAGCCGCATTTCATGGCGGCGGTGCCGCAAGGTTACAAACTGTCGGGCAACATCAAGGGATTCGAACGCAAGCTGATGGATGGCACGGCCTGGCATGACGGGTCGGAACTGATGACGTGGTGCACCGGCAATGCCCGCGTTGAACTTCGCGGCAATGCGACGCTGATCACGAAACAGGTCTCCGGCTCGGCCAAGATTGATCCGCTGATGGCTGGTTTCAATGCATTCGCCCTGCTTGCGCTCAATCCCGATGGCATTGGCTCGGGTATCGATGATTATTTCAAATCTCTGGCGGCTTCTGCTTAGATGGGCATTCTGAAAAAGATGGCGCAGTTTGTGCGACAGTTGACGCTTCGCGAGCCGGAAGGCTGGGCGAGCCAGAATATGGTTGGGGACGCGGGCGAACCGGTCAACGACCGGTCGGTGCTTGGGCTTTCGGCGGCATGGGCATGCATGAACATACTGGTCGGCACACAGTCGACCTTGCCGTTCATGGTTTACCGGACCAATGCCAAGGGTGAGCGGGAAGAGCACCGAGGCCATCCGGTTTACAGGGTTTTGCATGAAAGCCCGAATTTTGATCAGACCGATGTCGATTTCTGGGAATTCCTGACGGCATCGATCGAACTGAAGGGCAATGCGTTTGCCGAAAAACAGTTTGGCGCCAATGGCGCCTTGATCGGATTGATGCCAGTCAATCCCGACATGATGCGGGTTGCGCGCCGCCGTGACGGAGTGATCGTCTATGGTTGGACCGATGAATCGGGCAAGCGCCGCGAGGGAGACGAGCACAGCATCTTCCACATTCGAGGATTTGGCGGCAATCCGCTCGGCGGAATTTCAACCATTGAGCATGCCCGCAATACGTTTTCGCTGGCGCAGGCTGCCAATCGTGCTGCCGGAACGACGTTCCAGAACGGTATGCGACCTTCCGGGGTTCTGACTTTCTCCGAATTTTTAACCCCGGAAAATCGTGCCATCGCCGAAGACAAGCTGACGTCCAAATATCTCGGGGCGATGAATACAGGCAGGCCGCTGATCCTTGAAGGCGGTTCGACGTGGCAGGCGCTTTCGATGAATCCAGACGATGTGCAGTTGCTGGAAAGCCGCGCGTTTTCAATTGAGGAAATCTGCCGGTTTTTCGGGGTTCCGCCATTCATGATCGGCCACAATGACAAGGCCAGCGGCTATCCGCAGAGCCTTGAACAGCAGATCCTGATGTTTGTGAAATTTTCGCTGCGGCGCAGGCTTCGGCGGATTGAACGGGCGGTGCGCAAACAATTGCTGACACCTGCTGACCTGGCAGCCGGGGTAACGGTTGAATTCAATCTGGAAGGGCTGTTGCAGGGTGATTCGTCCAACCGCTCGGCCTTCTATGCGTCAGGTTTGTCGAACGGCTGGATGACAATCAACGAGGTTCGCCGCCGCGAGAACCTGCCGCCGGTAAGCGGTGGCGATACGCCTCGAATGCAAATGCAAAATGTGCCGATCACGGAAGCAGGCAAGTCGCCTTCCGCGCTGCCGAAAGCCTGAAGGAGACCAGCAATGGATCATTTCAACTGCGCCCTTGATGTGAAGAAGATCACTGATGACGGCACTTTCGAAGGGTATGGCTCGATCTTCGGCAATGTTGATCTTGGCGGCGACAAGGTGTTGCCCGGTGCCTATGCCGAAAGCCTTGGAGAGCACAAGAAGCAAGGAACCAAAGTCCGGATGCTTTGGCAGCACAATCCCGATGAACCGATCGGCGTCTGGGATGATCTTGCCGAAGACGGGACAGGGTTATGGGTCAAAGGAAGGCTTATCACCGAGGTTCAGAAGGCGCGCGAAGTCCATGCGCTGATGAAAGCTGGTGCTTTGGGCGGGCTTTCCATCGGCTACCGCACGGTCGAAGCCGACCAGGAAGGCGGCGTGCGCCTGCTCAAGAAACTCAAGCTGGTCGAGATTTCCCCGGTGACATTTCCAATGAATCCGAAGGCGAAAATCACATCGGTGAAAAGCGAGCGGATTGATGAGTTTGCCCGGCGGTTGCGCGACGGCGATCCGATGCCGGTGAAGGAATTTGAGGACATCCTGCGCGAGGCAGGGGTCCCGAAAAGCATGGCCACGCAAATCGCCTCTGTCGGCTATGTCAAGGCCATTCGGAGCGAGTCCGAGGGCGCGAAGGCGAACGATGCGCTGGCATTCCTGACAGCCATGCGCGGCTAACCCTCAAAAGCAAGGACAAGACAATGACCGATAAAACAGCAGCCGAGCTTGCGCTCGAAGTGAAGACTGAATTCCAGAAGGCAACCGATGCGGTGAAGGCAATTGCCGAGGAAGCGCTTGGCAAAGCAGCCAAGGGCGAGACGCTAGCCGAAGCCATCAAGGAAAAGGCCGACGAGGCTTTGACCAAGATGAACGAAATCAAGGCACAGGTCGATGCGCTGGAACAGAAGGCGGCGCGCGGCGGCGGCAATGGCGAAGACCAGCAGAAGACGGCGGGTCTGGAATTTGTCGAATCGGATTCGTTCAAGGCGTTTGCCGAAAGCGGCTTTGCCCGCAAGGAGCGGGCACGGATCGAAACCAAGGCAACGCTGACCAACTCGACGGCTGCGGCGGCTGGCTCGCTTGGTGCGGGCTTGCAGACTACGCGCCTGCCCGGCGTCGTTGAACTGCCGCAGCGTCCGATGACGATCCGCTCGCTTCTGGCGCAGGGCAACATGGACGGCCAGTCCATCGAGTTCCTGAAGGAACATTCGCGCACCGACAATGCGGCGATGGTTGCGGAAGGCGCCGCCAAGCCGCAGTCCGACTTCCGGCTTGAACTGGTGTCGACATCGGCGAAGGTCATCGCGCATCACATGAAAGTGTCGCGGCAGACATTGTCTGACGTGTCGATGGTGCGATCAATGATCGACAACCGGCTCAGCTACGGACTTGATCTCAAGGAAGAAGATCAACTGTTGAACGGCGATGGCACAGGCCAGAACCTGCTCGGCATTGTGCCGCAGGCGACGGCCTATGTTTCGCCGCTGGCCGGTGCGGACACGCAGAGCATCGACAAGATCCGGCTGATGATGCTGCAGGCTGCGCTGGCACTTTTGCCGGCAGACGGGATTGTACTCAATCCGGCGGACTGGGCCTGGATTGAACTGCTGAAGGATACGACAGGCCGCTACATTATTGGCCAGCCGCAGGGCACAATCGGCGCAAGCCTTTGGTCATTGCCAGTGGTCCCTTCGATGGCGATGACAATCGACAAGGTGCTGGTCGGCGCGTTCAGGACCGGGGCGCAGATTTTCGACCGGTGGGAAACCACGATCGAGACCGGTTACGAGAATGACGACTTCACCAAGAACCTTGTCACCATCCTTGGTGAAAAGCGGCTGGCGCTTGCGACCTACCGCCCCGGTGCCTTCATCTACGGTGACTTCGGTCGCGTTGCCTGATCCGGGCTGGTTATTCGAAGAGGGGCGGTTCTGCCGCCCTTCAGGAATGATCAGCAACTGAAGGAGACGGATCATGAAGCGCTTTAATGTCATCCGCGCCCATATCGGGGACCGTGACTATGGCATCGGCGATACCCGTGAAGCCAATGAGGCGGAAGTGTCGCACCTGATCGGGACATGCCTCGAACCGGTCGATGACGCATCAAAGAATGCCGGTGGCGCGCCGGAAAACAAGGCACTCAAGGGTGCGCCGAAGAACAAGGCGGCCGAACCGGAAGACCCGGAAGCCTGAATTGCCGGAATGAATCGCGCTCCGGGTCCGTGATGGTCCGGGGAGACGTTGCAAGCGGAGACGAGGCACATGCCATTTATTTCTGACTATGTATTTGATGCGGCGCTGGCCAAGCTGGACACGGAAGCCAACCGGCTCGACATCTGCTCCTCGGAGCCTGCAAGCTATGCGGCGGCGACCGGGGCGGCAACGCTGGGCAACAAGACTTCGCTGTCAATCGGAGCGCCGGCAGACCGGACCCCGAACGGGCGCAAGGTGACCGTGGCAGCCATCACTGATGGCACGGTGACGGCAACGGGAAATGCGACGCATTGGGCGATCACCGACACGGTGAATTCACGGTTGCTCGCAACCGGTGCGCTTGCCGCTTCGCAGACCGTGACAAACGGCAATCCGTTTACCCTGGCCGCGTTTGACATCGGCATCGCCGACGCAACCTGACATGCGGCAAGACCGGCGCAATTTCTGACCTGGTGACATGAACCCATGACGATCTCGACCCGCGACCAACTGATCAATGCGATGGCGAACAATTCGTCGCGCATCGTCATTGACAAGGCCTCGATCGCCAATGCTGCCGCAGGACAATTTCATTCGCTGTGGCGCGCAACAGGCCAGCCCGGCCAAGGGGTGATACCGACCGCCGCTGCGGTCTGTGACAATACATTGACCGGTGCGCTTGGGTTCACACAACAGACTGCCCCTGCAACATCGTATCTCGGGCAACTTGAAGCGATGTGCGGCAACGCCGGAACGACGCTCGAAATTCATGACCGTCTGGCGCACATGGGCGGGCTCAACGGCACGCTGACAACTGCCCAGACTGTCAATCTTGACCTCAATGCGTTGCTCGGGACCGGAAACCTAGGCGCCCGCAAGGGTGATGCCAATTTCTCGGATGTTCTATGGTGGCTGGAATGGTACACCGACACGGGCGCGACAATCTCGACAGCGACCTGCGCTGTTACCTATCATGATGGAACGTCTGGGAATCTTACCGGCATATCGCTGGCAGCGACCCGCCGCGCGTCGTTGATGGTGCCGCTCAATTCACTGATTCCATCCGCAGCGTCCGGAAAATTCATCCGGGATCTCGACACGGTCACGCTTGCACCTTCCACCGGAACGGCAGGCAATTTCGGGGTCACGGCAACCCGGTTTCGTGGTTCCTGTTACCAGCCGGTTGCAAATGCGAAATTCAAGGAAAAATGGGATGACCTCGGCTTGCCGGAGGCTGCCAATTCCGCCTGTCTTTTCCCGATACAGGTTGCTGCCACGACGACAACCGGCGCGGTGAGGGCAACGGGCAAGATCATCCATGGCTGACGCATTCCCCAACACGGATCTGCCGAGAAGCGGTTTTTCGGGTGACCTGTTTCTTTCGGACGGGGCGGCATCGGCGATTCTGGACGGTGAATTTTTTGCCGCATCCGGCACGGCCCTGGCTGCGACCGGCGTGGTTTCAACAAGCCATGTCGCGCAGCCGGCAATGGGCCAGAGTCATGCGCTGACAGCAAACGGGCTTGCATCGGCGAGCACTGTTGCCAATCCGGTAGCCGGGCAGCGGCATGGCCTTACCGCGACGGGCATCGCTTCGGCGAGCACGACCGGAACGCCGACCCTTACACAAACGGCGGCGCTCGCCGCGACCGGCATTGCATCAGCGAGCCATGTTGCGCAGCCGGCAATGGGCCAGAGCCATGCGCTGACGGCAAACGGGCTTGCATCGGCGAGCACTGTTGCCAACCCGGTCGCCGGGCAGCGGCATGGCCTGACCGCGACGGGCATCGCTTCGGCGAGCACGACCGGAACGCCTGTGATCACAGAAACGGCGGCGCTGACTGCGACCGGCATTGTTTCGACGAGCCATGTGGCCGCTCCGTCGCCGGGGCAGGTTCACGCTCTTGCGGCAAGCGGAACGGTTTGCGCGAGCGCGGTTTTCAATCCTGCACTTGGGCAGCGGCACGCGCTGACAGCGACAGGGATCGCCGCGGCGAGCCATGTTGCGTCGCCCTTGCCGGGGCAGGTTCATGCGCTGGCGGCAAGCGGGGTGGCATGTCCAAGCACAGTCGCGATCCCGGTGATCGGACAGCGGCATGGCTTGACCGCGACCGGCATTGCCGTGGCGAGCACGGCCGGAACGCCGGAACTCAGCCAGGCCGACGCGCTGACGGCGAGCAGCGTTGCCGCGACCAGTCATGTCGCATCACCGGCCATGGGCCAGACCCATGTGCTGACGGCAAACGGGGTTGTTTCGGCAGGCACGGTCGCGGCTCCGTTTATCGGACAGCGGCACGCCCTGACCGCAGCGGGCGTGGATTTGCCAAGCGATGCCGGATTGCCCGTGATCGGCCAGGTGCATGAACTGGCTGCACCCACTGTCTCGGCGCAGGGTTCGCTTGGCGTGCCCGTGCTGGTGTTGATCGAGCCGTTGCAGCCGATGCCGGGGCGCCTGGTGCATGCGGGCTGGCCTGCGGCGCGTGTTGCGCGGGACGATGGGCCGCTGCGGATTGCCGGAAATGAGATTTTGATGCCAAGGCTGATCCGGCCTGCGGCGGACAACAGGAAACGGGCGGCGTGAGCTACCATCTGCACAAGCCGGGCGAGACGCTCGATTACAGCGTCGACTGGCAATCCCTGCTTGAAGACGCCAATGACACGGTTGCCAGTGCCGACTGGTCGCTTGCGCCCGCGCTGCCGGGGCAGGTTCTGTCGGCAAGCGGTACGGACTTTGTCCGGTCATGCAAGGTTTCCGGCCTGACTGCCGGGCTGATCTATCAACTGACATGCAGGGCGACGAGCGCACAGGGCAGGATAGCCGAACGCGGCTTCACATTGAGGTGTCCAAGGTCATGACGAAACCTGCCATGCCCAAGCCGAAGCGGATCAGCGGCCCGGCCTCTGCGGTGCTGCTGCTGGATGAGGTCAAGACCTACATGAATGTCGACTATCCCGACCAGGACGCGGTGATTGCCGGGATGATCGAGGCTGCGACGCAAACACTTGATGGCTATTCCGGCACGCTGGACGGGCTTTGCCTGATTGCCCAGCAGTGGGAATTCAAGGCGCGTCATTTCTGCGACATGGTCATCGGCCTGAAGCCGCTGATCACGCTGGATCAGGTGAGCTATATCGACGCGGACGGGGCGAGCCAGACATTGGCCGCGACCGAATGGCGGGCGCTTGAAGCGGTCAACGGCATTCACCTTGTGTTGCCCGATGGCAAAGGCTGGCCGTCGCTTTCCGCCCGAGAGGATGCCGTGACGGTGCGGGCGACGTTCGGCCATGCATCGGCGGGGCAGGTGCCCGAATCCATCCGGCAGGCGATGCTGATGATGGTGGCGAGCTGGTTTGAGAACCGGGAAGCGGTGACGGCGGGTGCCGTGGCGGAACTGCCGATCGGGGCGCGCAGCCTTCTGTCGCCGTACCGGATGCGCATGGGCTAGAATCTGCCCCGCCCTTAAGCTTCTCGCGGCTGGAATCGCCGCTCGGCGCTGGTGGGGGCCTGTTTGTCTGCCCCGCCCTTAAGCGGCAAGCCGCTGGCGGGGACCTGTTTGTCTGCCCCGCCCTTAAGCGGCAAGCCGCTGGCGGGGACCTGTTTGTCTGCCCCGCCCTTAAGCGGCAAGCCGCTGGCGGGGACCTGTTTGTCTGCCCCGCCCTTAAGCGGCAAGCCGCT